GGAGCCATTTTTTATTCATTTATTCACACACATTAAAAAATTATTAATTATGAGTACAATAACTCTTACACCAATTGAGTTTGATCTATTCAAGGACATTGCAGACTTTTATTTTGACTTCACTGTTAAAATGGGAATTGTACATGTTATAGCTAGCACAGAAATGTTAGCTAAGCTTGGATATTAATTCACTAAAGACTATCTTTGTATTATACAGAGGTAGTCTTTTAAATTAAATTATATGTTTATACAAGCCAAATTAGTACCAAAGAGCTATAAGCCTTTGAAACTAGAACAAGGAATGTTCTTTGTTACAATAAAAAATAATGCTATTCATTTACATACACTTAATTTTGTTCCTAGGGATGTAGAAGTGTACACCCAATTGAATGGAATGCCTGTTGAATTATATATAGTGTTTGAAGGTAATCCAAATCTTAAGGAGTTTGAAATATTAGCAAAACCAGAACAAATAGGTTGGTTTGATCAGGGTGAATATTCTGATGAGATATCAGATATTACAATTAAACAAATCAATAAGATATTCTCTGATCATCAAGGTTATCTATCTATAGAGTTTGATCATATTACAAATCAACCTACATTATATGATAATAAGGTGACTATTAGATATTTAGATGAGGATAGTGATAATGAATGGGAAGATTTTGATGAGGAGGAACAAGATAATAATGAGAATGATTTTAAAGATAGATTAATTCACGATTAAAATTTCATATATATGGAACAATTAGAAAAAGCAATAGAGAAAGTATATTATAAAATATTTCTTCGTAAAGAAAGAGATAACAGTAGAATAACAGGTAAGTTTAACACTGTTAATCCTCCAAGAAAACCATCATACCACCAATGGTGTAGAGAATTTAATGTATCAATGCTCCATAATAGAGTGATTGTACATATGGACTAATTCAGGTGTGTGGATAGTAAATATGCCCTCAACATTCATTTGTTGAGGGCTTTTTATTTAACTTAAATCAATTAAAATGGATAATACACAATTAAATAGGCTATTAAATTCAGCCTGCGAAATCATTATTTTGTTAGAACATCACGCTGATACATATATTGCAAATAAGATTGAAGCTTTGTTTCAAGAAATAAAATATTCAGATAACTTAGATGCTGATATGGAAGCACAAGATTGGGAAACTTTTAAAGAAAACAAAATATGAAAAAGCTAATAACATTAGTTATTACAATGGTAATAACAACAACAATTTATGCACAAGATTCTACAGTGTTAAAATCAGAAGCTCAGAAAATGTGTACTTGGAATGACACATTAAGAGATTGGAACTGTCCTGATGTTTTATACAAAGAAGTAGCAATTGTATTAAAGAATGAGGTGTTCTATGTAAATGATGAATATAATTCAAAATATAAATTGACTTCCAAGGGTGATTTAACAAAATATGATGATTACAATTTAATTGTTTTCAATAATGTAATTGACAAAGATGATGAAAGATGTGTTTTGTCTATGATTACACTTGTAAATGGTAATACGTCAATGTACATTGATTACAAAAATAAACAATTGAGATATTTTTTCAATATACCAAACTAGAAAATATGCCTACAATAGATATTCCAGATAAGATATGTTCTCATTGTGGTGGTACACTTTGGTATTATAGAGAAAAACAAAGTAATTATTATAGTTGTAATAAAAAACAAAAAGATGACCGAAAAGCTTATTTAGCAACTCCTGAAGGTAAAGCTAAACACCTAGCTCATGTAAAAAACTATCATAAAAGAAATAAAGAGAAACTAGCCAAATATCAAAAAGACTTATATGAGAAAAATAAAGAAAAATATAAAATAGCTTCTCATAAATATCGTCAAACAGAAAAAGGCAAAGCTGCTCTTAAACGTGCTAAAAACAAACAATCAGAAAATCTTACAGATTATTATATAATAAATAATATGTGTATTCAGGCATATCATGAAGGATTTAAAATTGATCGTAAAGCTATTACACCAACACAAATAGAGAGATATCGTACATTCATTAAATTACAAAGAGAAACAAATCAAACATCATTTAAAACTAGAAAGCATGAAAAAAACATCAAACTTAAAAAAAGCAAAAAGATTGCAAAAAATTGAAGATAACACATTTGATATGGGCACAATTGCCTATGATGCATTTAAAGATTCAACAAATTTTGCTGCATTAAGAGCATCAGTTATATCTTATAGAGCATCTATGCAAGCTATGAGAGATCAAATGAGATACACAATTAGTAAATAACAATTAAAAACCCACACACCATGGCAACATTAGTATGGAGTAGCAAAGACTACTCAAGACATCACATTCAAGTGTCAGAAACAAATGACAATGTAAATAAGCTAATGAATAGCATATTTACTTATTCCAGGGAAAAGAGTGAAAGGATATTTGTTAGTAATAATAGATATTATTATGCTCCAAGCCCAGAATACAAAGCATTCGTAGTTAGATTCAAGGGAATCAAGAAGTAGATAGGTCATATATCGATCATTGTTTGTAGCTCTTTATTCAGGAATGCCTGTTTATTGAGCTATAAATGATGTTTTATTGATTGATAAATTATGGCTGATATGGCGGATATATGGCGGATTAAAATCATTTTGTTGACATCACCAATATGATGAAATATAGTTGTATATTTGTCAAATTCAGTAGTATGACTACTGATATATGAGAAAAAGTAAACTAATAGCTTTACATATTATTAGTTATTTAGTTTACATATTGCATGAAATATGCGTCAAAATTCATGTATTAAAGCCTTATTTAGGTTATAATGATGGAGTTACCTTACATACTTAATGGGTTATTAAAGGAACATGTCACAGTTTAAGGTGTTCGTTTAATGGGACTTTAATAGTACATTGATGTTAATAAATAAATTTGGTAATGTGAAATATATTTCCTATATTTATGTATGCAATACATAATATATGGACTTAGATGTCCAAAAACAGATGACTATAGATATATAGGCAAAAGTACTTCAGGTTTAAAAAGAGCCAGTGCTCACTTAACTTATTCACATAATGAATCAGTGAATCATTGGGTGGCTGAATTAAGAGAACAAGGTCTTTGTCCATTAGTAGATGTTATTGAAGAATGTACAGAAGAAGATTTGCAGATAAAAGAGACATTCTGGATACAGTTCTATGCAGGTAAAGGTTGTAAACTTATGAATGTTGTATTTTATAGAGGTTCAGCAATAGAAAAACTTGAAAGAGATATTACTGATGCTCAAAAAGAATTAGAACAGGTATTAAATAAAGTAATTGAAACTACTAATGAATTATCAACAATACGTGGATTCATTAGAAATAGAAGAAAATCTCTTAATTTAAAACAAGGAGATTTGGCAGAATTAGCTGGAATAACTCAAAGAACTTTAAATGACATTGAATTAGAAAAAGGCAATCCTTCTTATAGCACTATTGAAAAGCTATTAGACATATTAGGATATAAGTTAACACCAATATTAAAAAACTAATTATGAATGTAAAAGACAAAGCAGAAGAATTAGTTAATTTATTTGCTAAATATGAGCCTACTAAAATGGGTGATTATACACGTGTATCTTGGGCATCAGCTAGAAATTTTGCAATAATTGTAATTGATAGACTGTTAAAAGATTCAAAAATGCATGGGTTTATTGGATTGACAGAAGAATATGAACAAATTAAACAAGAAATAGAAAATTTATAAACCGTTCCAATTTGTCACACCTTCAAATAAATTAAATTATGGATCATCCAGTAACAATATTAAGAAATAGATTAATTAAAATAGGTATAACCATTGAAATGGTTAGTAACTATCCATGGATATACTTAGATAAGGTTAATGGTAATGTAGTGAAGGAAAAATACTTTGCTAATCATGGCTTTACAATAGGATTTAATCCTGCAAGAGTGGGAGATGTGTTTAGTTACACTGATCTTAAAGAAATATTTAAAATTATTAGAAAATATAAATAATTATGGCGGACATAACAAAATGCTTCGGAGAAGAAGATGAAATCATCTGCCCTTATAGAGACCGTTGTTACAGATTTACAGCAAAAGCTGATGAATATCAAAGTTACTTTCAAGGGATGCCACTTAAAAATGATAAATGCGACCACTATTGGGGAGATGGTGGAGAAAGTATCTGGAATCAATCAACAGAAATAGAAACATTATGACATCAAAAGAAAAAGCAAAAGAATTAGTAGATAAATATTATTATCATTCAAAATGTAATTTATTATCCCCATTTGAAGCAAAAAATTGTGCATTAATAGCTGTAGATGAGATATTGTATAATTGTTATGAAGTTATGAAACCATTTTGGGAAGAAGTTAAAAAAGAAATAGAATTATTATGATAGTACAAACAATACATGAAATCCTTAATCCTTTTGATGTAGAAACACCATTAGGATATGGTGTTGCAATATTTATGATTGCTGGTTCTATTCATTCCAATCCACAATTTATCATCAGATTGTACAACACAGGAGAAGTTAGAACAGTGGATCAAAATGATATTAAAATTTACGGTAATCCTACAACTGGAGAACCATTAACACCTAAAAAATAATCATGACTATATTTGAAGTTTCAGTAAAACTAGAATTAATAGACAAATCTGATAATCATCACAGTTTTGCACGTACATTCACTTCTAATGAAGGTTTTTACGAGTGTTGGGAACAAATAGATATATTTAGAAACAGCAATTTTGGTGAACAACCAACAATAACACATGTGCTTAACACTGCATCATTGGATGTAATATATTAAAAATTATGAAAACACCAATGGAATTAGCTCTATCTAGAATAGAATTAATGAAAGATATTAAACCAGATAGTATACATTGGCAAATGTTTAAGGACAATTACATATACATGGAAAAGCTAATGATAATAGATAAACAAATAGAGCTATATAATCAATTAAACACATTAGGCTTGTTATTACCAAATTCAATTGGTTTTGAACTAACAGAATTAAAAAACAAATTATGAGAAATGAAGAATTATACGAATATGTATTCCATTTTAATCCATATAATGAATTATGGAGTGCAATACCTAGAGACATCTACCAACAATATTTTAACAATAATGAGATGGATGGGGTATTAAAATCAAAAGAATTAACAACATTGTTTTCTTTAATAGGAAAAGGTGCTACCTTTGTAAACTCAATTAGATAATACAGTTATGGAAAATCGAGTTGGTTTAAGAAGCAATACATCAAACTATCAGAAATTATTGAGAGTTATAGCATTTGGAAAACATAACTTAGATATATCCAATAGTAAAACTTCTGAATATTTATATGTAGGTAAAACTTATTATTTATTACGTTCAGGAGAAATAATGATTAAACGTGAATGGCATGAAAAAGGAAGTCCAGAATATATAATATGTGGATCACATGAAGGATGTGTTGCTACTAAAAAAAGACTTAAAAAATAATATATGAAAGTTTATATCTATGACATAGAAACTATGCAGGAGTTATTCCTAATAGGCTTATTTGATCCAGAGACAAAAGAATATCAAGAGTTTGAAATAAGTAGATGGAATAATTCACTTGACAGGTTCATTAAGTTCATAGAGAATAAAGATGAATATTATTGGGTGGGCTATAACAATCTACGTTTTGACAGTCAGGTGATTGAATATGTTATTAAGAATTATGATGATTGGCATCATCTATCTGGTCTTGAAATATGTGCTAAAATTGCACAGAAAGCAGCAGATGTGATTCATGATGCTAATTATGATGTATTTCCTGAATACAGGGAACATGAACTCTCATTGAAACAATTAGATTTATTTAAAATAAACCATTTCGATAATAAAAATCGTATGGTGAGCTTAAAAAGATTGGAGTTTGAGATGGATCTTGAGAACATTGAAGAGATGCCCATTCATCATCAAAAAATTGATATGTCGAAAAAAGACATAATTCTCACCATGAACTATTGTAGAAATGATGTAATGGCTACTTATGAGTTCTATAAGATAACTACAGGTGATACAGAGCATCCTTTATATAAAGGTAATAATCAGATACAGCTCAGAATGGATATAAAGGAAGAATTTGGTATTAACTGTCTTAATTATTCTGACAGTAAGATTGGTGATGAGATGATTAAGAAGTATTATTGCCAAGAGAAGGGTATAGAATATTCACAGTTACCAAAGAAAGGTTATTTTAGAACAGAAATCAATGTAAAGAATTGTATTGCCAGTTATGTAGAATTTAAAACACCACAGCTAAAAGAGTTCCTCAAGAAGATTAAAGCCATTAAACTAAAGCTGTTAGATGATTTTAAAGAGAGTGTAGTGTTTTATGATAACACCTATTCATTCATGAAGGGTGGTTTGCATACAGAGAATAGTCCAAAGATATTTGAAGCTGATGATGAATATGAAATCATTGATTGGGATGTATCTTCTTATTATCCTGCGATCATCATTAACAATGAGAAATATCCACAACATCTAGGTAAAGATTTTCTTAGAGGATATAAGCAAATGTTTGATAAGAGACTAGAACTAAAGCCTTTAGCTAAGACAGATAAGAAGATTAAAGGGATTGTTGGTGCTCTTAAGCTCGCTGTTAACTCTGTTTATGGTAAAAGTTCTGACATGCAGAATTGGATATATGATAGACAACTAACTATGTTCACCACTATAACTGGTGAACTATCACTAATGATGTTAATTGAAGCATATGAACTTAGAGGTATACATGTTATATCTGCTAATACAGATGGTGTAACACTGAGAGTTAAGAAATGTGATCTTGAACTAATGAAAGCTATTAACAATTGGTGGATGGACCTCACTAGTTATGAGTTAGAACGCACTGATTATAAGAAGATTATATTTTCAACAGTTAATGATTACCTAGCAATTAAAACAGATGGAGAAGTTAAAAAGAAAGGAGATTTCCTCACAGATTTTGAATTACATAAGAACAAAAGTGCTAGAATTGTACCATTGGCACTTGAACAATATTATATTCACGATATACCTGTTGACATTACTATTAGCAGTCATAATAATATCTTTGACTTCTGCCTAAGACAAAAAGCAAGTAGGGATTTTCATTATGAAGGGCACACTAAGAATGGCAAAACAGTGTATAATAAGCTTATTCGTTATTATGTCTCTAATACAGGAGAGAAACTAATGAAAGTAAAGAATGAAAGCTGTACAACAAATGCTGCTCCTATAAGTCAAGTTGAAGCTGGTGAATGGGTAATGACCGTATGTAATCATCTTACAAAGGATCATCCTCTATCTAATATCAATTATGATTATTATGTAGAGAAAGCAAATAGAATCATACATAAGATACAGCTAGAAGGTAAGAAAAGAAAAGTCAATATTGACAAAAACCAATTAACATTATTCTAATGGCAAACGTAAAAAAATCTGTTAACAAATTAACAGTAAAAAAATATATAGTGATATATGATGATAATAAGGGATTTGTTGAACAATGGGCAATGGGCAGTTCAAAAGAGATTATTGATCATTTCAATGAAGATCCTGAATTATATATAAATGCTGAAGAGTTTCTTACAATATATGAACTTGGTTCAGCTGTTCAATTTAAGTTTGTAACACCACAAATAGTATTAGATTTATAAAAATATATACAATGGCTATTAATCGCACAAATATTGCAACACATTTAATTGAATATCAATTGACTATGGTGGGTAAAACTATGGCTGATGCTCAAAAAGATGATATGTGGTTCTTTAATTGGACATTTACACAGGAACAGCATGAAGAGTTCAAAGCTTATGCTCTTCCTTTGATTAAGAAAGTGTTTAAATGCAATAGAGCTAAAGCACAAGATACATTTAATTGGTTTGATTTGCAATTTGGCTTACGTATAAAAGAAAAAGAATGACAAGAATAAAGAACTTACTACGTTGGATCCCAATCATCTGGAAAGACAGAGATTGGGATTTTTATTTTATATATGAAATCTTAAAAAAGAAACTTGAATTCCAAGCAGAACATACAAGAAAGTATGGATATCATGAAGCTTCATTACGTGATGCTGATAGAATTGAAACATGTGTAAGACTTATTAAAAAGCTACAGAATGAAGAATATATAATTATTCCAGTGACAAATAGAGAATACACTGAGCAAGATTTTAAGAATGATCAAATTAGACATGATAAAGCAAGGAAATTATTGTTCAAAATATTAGAACAAGACATTGAAAGATGGTGGGATTAATTTAACAAATAAAACTAAAAATTATGAAAAATTTTGAAGATTGGGAGAGAGAATATCTCACAGATTTCATATATTTGCAAGAACAAGGTTATGAATTAGATCATAAAATTGATGAGCTGATGAATGAACGTAAGCCTGCAAACATAGTAGTTATAGACAAAGATAAAATATTAGAACATGAACCTATCAAATCTGAAATTCTCCCATTTTAGTTCCATCCAAAGGAGAGGATATAGTTTAGATATGATTTTTCTTCTCAATTTAATTGTAGAAGAACAACCAGATCTTGAGAAGCTATGTTCAGAAATTCCAAAGATAGAAGCTATATATCAAGGCATACAAAGAAAGGGACTAATAACAGAAGAGGGTAAATTAACTCTACCAGGTAAAGAACTAATGGCATTCTTAGAAACAGAAGAAGATGAATCCTCTGAACTTGTTAAGAAAAAGCCTAATGAAGATGATTTTAATTCGTGGTGGAAAGCCTATCCTGGAACTGATACATTTACACATAAGAACAAGAGTTTTTCAGGTAGTAGAAATCTTAGAGCTAAGAAAGATGAATGCAAGATTAAATTTGATAAGATAATAGAAGA